TTTTTTCATTATTTCAGAAATAGATGAATGTAAAACAAATACTAGATGTAAAACATAAACAATAGGAGGTAAGCTTCCTAGTTACAAATTATCCATAGTTTGCGCGAAGGTTGGAGCGACGCGGGGAGTAAGAGAGTTTTCGGTCTCATACATAGACATGGTTTTGTAGGTTGGGATCTTGAAATCGGGATCACGCATGAAGTGAGCGTAATTCCATTTAGAAGAATAGGGAAGGGGACCAGCATAAGATGAAAGCATAGAACGGATTTCAGAGATTGAAGGAAAGACTGTGAAGTCAAAGTCTAGTTCGAGAGCTGTATCAGAGGGACTGACAAGGCGACGAATCTTCATTGATTCTGCTTCTGTAAGAGATAGATACGGAAGGAAGGTTGAATGAATGTCTTTGCATAGGTTGTGAAACTTTGTGTCTTGGCCACAAGAGGCGAAGGCGAGTCCAATAGCGCGGGCGGACATTGTTGAATAACGCATTCCATGTTCTGGATAGCATAATTGAGCAACAAGTTTACCGATAGGGCGTTTTGGCATACCGAAATTGCATTGGTATGATAAGGTTTCAATTCGTGAACGTAAAGTAGTAAGGACTGATTTTGTCTTTGAAAGGGTCATATTCCATCGAGAGAGAGAGTAAGTTTCAAGGAAAGAGACAAAGGAGTTGAGAGTGGCATAGGTCCAGTTAGTAAAGCCGGAGTTGTCGTCACCAAGAACGAAAAGGAGAATTTCCTTTATTTGGTCGTGTGAGAAGCCATATTCTAGCATGCCGTCTATAAGGAGATACAAATTTCCGAAGGAATCGAGAAATTGTGTGAAGTATAAGCCTGAGGGTACACCGGCGAAAAGTCGTCGGAATGCATGTCCATCTGCGGAGAGAAAGGTCATGTTGTTATACCATAGATGTAGGAAATGAAGAAGGTTGTCCATTTTACTATAAAGAGAGTGTTCAGTAAGGTCGGGGTACTCGGGGTATTCCACGGTGGGAGCGTAACCATCATTAATGATGATAAGACGTCGGAGATACTTAATAAAGAAACAATCTGTTATCGGGCGTGGTAGATGTTGATCATAGCCAGACCAGTCAATTGTAAAGAAAGACTTAAAAGATTGTGCTAAAGCATCGAGAAGCTGATTTGCACCACGAAGGGTTTCCATTGAATGCATCATGCAGCAAGTGGGCTTGCGTGCTTGTACAGTAGCGGGGAATCCAATCATGAGTTCGAGGATCAGAAAAAGATCATCGACAGCGTAAACAGGGCGGACTTTAAGGGTACCAGTTCTGTCTGAGATGTGGTTGCGAGTGAAGAGCAATGTAGGGTAAGAGTCGAAGAAAGCGTTCAATTTGTTAATGAGCGTTTTGAGTTGGTCGTCTGAGATGTCAGATGTGATTTCGAAGTCGAGTTCGAAAGGATAACCAGTATCTTTGATTCTGTGAATGACGCGGCGAGCATTCTCATAGGTAGCGTTGATATAGCGACCTTTTGAGGTTGGTCGAGATGAATATTCATCTGGTCGAGAGAATTTAGCGTGTGCATTTTGTTTATACGAAAAACGGTTGAAATATCCAGTTCCGGTGGTGAGAGGCATTTTGCAGAACATAGTGTCTACGAAGTGAATCGGATTGTAAGGAGTAATATCCATAAAGTGATCAATGAGTGATAAGATTTCTTCTTCACGTTCGGGGAGGGAGGGGTCCGAAGGTTTTTGTGGCTTGTTGAAGTCACGGAAGGTTGCATCTGTAGTTCCTGCTGGGCGGCAGAATTTGTCAATGTACGATTGGTATGTGGGGTATTTGCGCGTAATCAGTCGTTGAATAAGTTCAGGGTTGGAACATATAGTTCGAATGGTTCGTGTTTGAATGCGTTGCGGAGTTCAAAACCGTCTCGGAGAGCTTGGAATTCGGATTCGAGGATTTTGATGTCTTGTTCATGAGTTGAGCGGACAGCAGTGTAGAATCTTCGTGTGTCGGAATCGAGGATAGCTTCAGAAGTGAGGATAGGATCTGAATCGAAATGTTGGAAATTTTTCCATTCATTGCGAAGGCGCGTGATGTTCTCAGAAAAATAATTTCGGAGAGAGCTAAAAAGCATTGCGAATAGGAGGGAGATGTTTCTGTGTGAATAGATGAATGTTTGGAGCGGAG